GGTCATAAAAAGGAATACCCTTGATATCTGTAGGCTCCATAAGCAACAGACGCAAGTCAATAACAGGCCGTCCCTGTTCCTCGCCGATGCCTGCGATAAGTTCCGACTTACCAATACCAGGCGGCCCCCACAGGAAGATGGGACGATCCTTCTCCATGCAGCGTTTAATAAAAATTCGCGCATCACGTGGGCGAACTGTTCGTGTATCTAGGGCGGCTTTTGCCATGTTATTGTGCTCCTGTGGGTTTATTTAATTTGTGATAATAGTGTAATATTTATTACTATACTATGTCAACCGTTTTATGCCAGTGTTTCGACATCTTCTTGTGCAACAATAAGCAACGATGTTGCTCCATTGCGATTCTTCTCTTGGAAAATCATCATGCCCCGGTCCAGCACAAGCTGAATGGCACGTTCCACAACCTTCCGGTTCCAACCATTTGCATTGCTCACTTCTTTAAATGGAGCAGAACTCTGGTTGTGGTTGCGAATACGATCAAATGATAAATCACCAAACGATAGGTCCTTTCTGGTGAAGAATGATTTCATCGCAGCATGTTTATCAGTTATGTCAGACACAACAAAACATGGAGTATCTTTGGCAACATTGTATATTTTCATAATCCTATCCCTTTACTCTGTAACGAGGCTTGACACCTTCGCGCGGGTTGGCTGCTTTACACTGTTTAACTAATTCTGGATTGTGGTTGCACGTATATTTTCCGAATTCAGACATTATTGCGTGGCCGTACAATGAACACTCCTTACCACAATTAGAACAAAAATATCCTTGTCCCCATCCGCCGTCTGGTCTACGATGCTCCATTGTTTTGTCCTGTTTGTTTAAGTTGTAGCTATTATACTAAAGGATGGGTGGATGGTCAACTACTATTTACAATAGTTAGGATCCTTAAGGCTGTCAGTTTTAACTACTTCACAGATGGTATACTTGACTGAGGATTCATAGCCCCATTTATAATGCCACCAACGCTTGAATAAAAACGAACCATAAAACAGTCCGGCCAATAATGCTGCACATAATAAACCGATTGCTACCATTTTCATACGGTGTTCTCCTTTATCTGTTCGTCAAGTACCCGTTCCAATAGTTTAATAGTTTCATCTCGTGCCTCAATACCATCAACACCATGTCTCGGATCAATTTCTAATCTCTGCTCAAGTTCTTCTATACGGTTGGCAGCCTCATCAAGTACATCTGCAATACGATCCGACTTTCCTTCTTGAACACTTTTGCGGCCGGGAATCTGTCTGCGTATCTCTGCTCGCTTGCGCAGTCGTTCTATTAGATCATTCATCCCAGGATATCTCCGCTTCGGTTATCACAACGGTCTCTTTTATTAATTTTAGATCGGACACAAACGTTTCTTTGACTTTGTGCTTACACATTTGAGTGGCTGAGTATTTGCTAGAGATTCCTTTGCTTGACTTTCCGTAACGTGAGTCCATCCAGCGTACAATATACGAAATTGATGTTCGCTTATTCATACAAGGACCAGTCAATGTTCTGGGAATCATTAAACTCCGTCAGAGTCTCTTCTGGAATTTCTTTAAGTAACCGCGTGAACTCCCCAATTCCAAGTTCACCAATATTACGGTGGAGATCTTCTAGGGCAATAATAGTCCGTCGGACTGCAAAGTCGTGCGATGTTGGTTTCTTGAACTTCAATTTAGCCATTATATAAACCTCGTTTATGTAATTAAATTCTGTTGTTTACTATTCTTCCGGAACATATACATCACTTAAAATTTCCATGATATAGTTGCGTTCTTTGCTCTGTGGAAACTGTTGTACATTAGTCGACATCTTTTCTTGCATCTCGTTGATGAGTTCAATGTCGAGACCCTCTGCTTCGAGTTCGAGGCGTGATAGTATGTTTGCACCTGTACTCATGTGATATTCTCCCGTATTACTTCAAACATTTGTATGTATGGTCCCATGTCGTAATCACCGAAGTCATGGAAATCAAATAGTGTTTTTCCGATCCACGCCGGTAGTTCTTCTTTGACAGTCCTCCACATGTACGGCTCTGGTGATTCCAGCCACTGCTGTCCTATATCATGCATGGGACGACACAAATCGTCTGCCCTTAGAAGATCGTGTTCGTTTAAAAACACATATGGTTTAGATGAAGGTGTCATTAAAAGTTTGTTTCCAGTAGGCCAATGATATTGCGGGCCACGTAATAGTGTCCTGCAAGTGTTGCGGTTGTAGCAATCTCACGCAGTTGCTCTACGTAGATATCGTAGTTTCCAACTAGTGTGACCTCTGCTCCTGTATTCCGTATCAGTGCCATTTGTTCGTGGCATGTATTATCGCTTACATTAACCGGAATACTAACATGCTGTGTTTGAGACAGGTCACAGGCTTCCTTTGCTTGCTTGAGACCATATTCGCTAATGACCCTGACACACTTAATAATTTGAATGTATTTGTCTGGGCGACCATTTAAATAAAGGTCAATTCTGCGTTCAGCACTCATGTTGTTCTGTCCTGTTTGTGTAGTATGTGGTTATTATACTAAAGGAAGAATGGGTTGTCAACTGTTATTTTGAAATAATCTCGAGTACTCTAGGAACCTAGATACATCTCCGTGCAACGAAACAAGCAGAGCATCCTCTTCTGAGAACAATATGAAAAACTTATTAGAAAGGTAGTATGGGAATTTTAAACCAGAAAGGGCAAGTATGTGCTTTGCCTTAAAACTGTTATCGTGTGTATAAATGTGGCATGTTGCAATTGCAGAAAGGTATTTGTAACCTCTGAATGTTAAGCGTATGTTGTTGTGACGTCTAAATATTAATGTATCAAGTTCTTTATCATTAAGGTTTTGCAAACCTATATTGCGTTTAAGTTCGGCTAATATTAGTTTCCTAATCACCAGTAAACAATTCACCTTCTACCAACCGATACACTTCAAAGTCATCTATTTTAAACATGTGGTTAAGTCTTTCAGCTAAGTTAAGGGCATGGCCGGAATTGCTAAAAGAACACTTTTTATATTTGGGGCCAGGATAATTCATAATCTTATTTAGTGTGCGGAGGTTGATGGGTCTTCCTTTGTAGTATACCGAATATATAGCATCTGCTGCTAATACTTGCTCTGCTTTATATGTTTTTGGATCAACTGATTCTAGTATGATCGTCGGTTTAGGTCTTGCCATGTTGTATTCCTTTAACTATGTGTTATATTTATCAAAAAAACACACAGTTAATGTGGAAATGATGTCACTCTCCTTCGGTTGCTAGTATGTATTCTACCACATCTAATACGGTTTCGGAGTCCACAGCAAGGGCAATACCATTTGATCCGCCCTCTAACGATATGATAGCTGTTGCTATACCAATAACCTTTCCATCTTCGTTAAACAGAGGCCCGCCACTATTGCCGTGGTTAGTTGCAGCATCATATTGTATATACTCTAATCCTTTGTATTCTCTGCTAGGACGATCGATGTATGATATGATACCCTTGGTAACTGTATAATCATAACTATATGGGTGACCTACCACGTACACTGTTTCTCCAATGGAAACATGTTTTGGGGTTACTAGTTTGACAGGCCGCGACTTCACGGGCTTTGCTATTCTTAACACAGCAACATCTACTTCTCTGTCGAATCCTACAATAGATGCAGGAATACGTTCGTTGCTTTGATATGCTTGTATATCTATCCGGCTGGTATCTTCTACTATGTGGTAGCTTGTGACCACAATGTCATCTGAATAAAAGAATCCCGACCCCCTTGCAACAATAGAAGATTGAAATATATCATCTAATATGTTTCCTTGTACAACCGGATGGCCATATACTACAACAACCGAGGATAATAAGTCAGGTAATATGTTGGCGCGATGGTCTGCATAAACAGTCAGTGATGTCAGCAATAATAGTGCTAACACCACACGGATCATTTGAATGAACCACCTGCAACATCGACATAAATTGTTTCGGCTGGAGCAGCCTCGGGCACTACACTTGCTGACCTTGCTTCTTCTAAGGATTCACTTAGTTTAGCAATTTCATCTAGGAGGCCAGTGGTTTCATCTAGGGACAGGATAACCTTGCCTGCGCGGGTGCGTATCGCTTGGTTCGCCTTTGTCTTAAATTGATCTATATAGTACATCTTCGTAGTTTCGTTAGTATAGATTTCATTTCTTTATCCGACTTAAATGGTCCCTTGTATTCGTATTTATTAATTGTAGACAATTTCGGACAATATGCTGGCATCCATCCTGCTGGAAAACCTAAGCAATAATACCCTGCTGCATAATAAACGGTACTTTTTTCGGTTTTTGTATATAACGGTATCTCCGGATGTTCGTTAACGATATCTGCATCGGCTTTAACTTCAAACGGATGATCGAAGTCAACCGGATGGCCATTGATAAAATATTCTACTTCCTCTTCTTCTTCGGCAGACTCTATAAGATTATTAAAGATGTCCTCGTTAAAGAATTTGTTTACCTCTTCGCGATTTTTAAATGGTGTCTTTGCACCCTTTGCAATCAACACCAGTTTATCTTTCTGTTCAGACAAAAGTGCAATACGTTGCAATCCATCATCTGTTAATACAAGCCAGCTCTTTTCTGTAATTGGTTTTAATTTCACCATGTCATCTCCCTATTAGTTTTTTCAACGCAACATATTCATCCCATGCTGCTTTCAGTGTTGGATGTTCTTCGTGTAGTGTATCTCGTTCCTCGGCAAAGTGTTTTCTGAAATAGTTTTTAGAGGTTTCTTCAAATGGTTCCTTTGATACTATCCAATTTCCGCCGTCATACATTAACAATTCGCCGCTGCCGGGCCGGGAGGCAATGTCTCCCATCTCAGGAGGATTCGGAACACGTGATATATCAGACCGTATATTTAACATTTAACATTCCTGTATATGATGTTGCGCTATCGCTTATGCGTTGCAGGTCCCACTTACCACAAAATTTCATAAAAGAGAATCCTACATTCTGAACTCGTTCTTTGTTAATTGCTTCGTTTATTACTTCTGCACATGCAACTTTAACTTCGTCTGGTTGCATCGTCAAGTCGATTAATACTTTGTTGCGTTCATAGTCATCTTTGACAGTGTGCTCTATATCATCTTGGTCTATCCATTTTTGCAACATGAAGTTATTCCAAGAGAAGCCCTTGGTCTCTCTGTCGTTGTATGCTTCGATTATACCTACCTTCGACTTGGTCCCTTTCTCACGTACACCAGGATATGCACTAAATATGTAATCAGTTTTGTCGCCACGTATACACTTCTTAAAAAGATAGTAGTCCGGATTCTCTGTGAGCTTGGGCAATTTGGTTTTCTTGTCCATTACCGGCTTGCCCTTGTCGGTAAACACACCATCCAGTTTCGATATGGTCTTATCTATGCCGTTGTACATAGTGACATTAGATGCAAGCAATTGTAAGAAGTCTGTGTCGGAACTTGCAATTACATGTTCATCGTTGGGATGACTCTGTATCCAAAATGCAATAAGATCGTCAGCTTCAGCAACAGGACATTGCAGTACAGTTATGTTTGTTTTAGTTGCAATAAACTCACAAAAATCATTAAAGGCCTCGAACAGTATTTCTTGTGTTTCTCTCTCGCGCTCGCTTAGTTTTGCGCGGGCCACTGCTCTGTTTGCTTTGTATGTGGGTTCAAATGTCTTTCTCCACGAACGACCTTCCAGACACAATACAATATGGTCTACATCAAGATCGTTGTGTGCCTTTCGTAAACTATTGAAAATGATATGGAATGCCATCCCTATCATATTGTCAACCCCTGCAGATGGATTAACCGAATGAACAGCACGGAAGAATAAATTCATTCCGTCTACTAATATAAATTTTTGCATACTATCCCTTTGTTATTATTGCAAATTGTGATTTGCATGTTTTTGTTTCTTCTATGATCTCAAATCTGTTTGCATTGTTCCTTGCAAACGTATCCACTATGTCTGGTATCCAAGGATACAACGGGTGGTTATAATCATCTATTATAAGTGTGCCATTGTGTTCTAGCATATTAAACCAAAATGTTAGATCATCTATAAATGGCTCTTCTGTTTGATCTGCATCTAAAAATATCAAATCTGGTCTTTCGTGTTTTAATCTAGGATGTACACACGGACTCTTTGCTTGATACAATTCTGTGTTTGCTACGTTTCTTAATTCTTTGTAGCACTGTTCCATGGTGAAATATTTATCATCTGTCATGCCTAGGAGATTTGTAATAGACGACACAAGGACTTCCGTCGGTCCTTTGTCCCACGTATCTATACATGTCACCATCACATCGCTGTGGCAATTTGCGGCAAGCGCGAACGCGGACCGACCAAGGAATGTCCCCACATCTATTATCCAGCCGTTGTGTGGAACTTTGCTTGCGTATTGTGCAAGACATTCTAACTTTTCCATTCGTGTCCATCCGGGTATGGTTTGATCTATATTCCACTGCATTACATTCTCTTAATTTTGTAATAGACACTGAACACTGTTTGCCAAAGCCACTTTGGTTTTTTGAGTTTAAAATATGTCCTTCTTGAATTGCCATTGTAGGTGCTGTGAGTCCCCACACATATCTCAAACATAAACTGTCGTATCTTCCATATCATCTTCTCTTTCGGTGATAGTGTAAAGATATCATATATCACATCGTTGCCGGTATCGTTTTCGTGATCCCATTCGAACCTGCACAATTTGCCTTCGTGTTTACATGTTCCTTGCAAAGGAAAATCGTAATAATTTGTTACCCACACATAATGCAGTGGATATTGCTTACTAGTTAACTTGCTTCCCATGTTCCACTGTCTGTCTTGGGTGATTTCTTAATAAACTGATCCGCAACCTTTTCGTCAAAATCACCCGTACCACTAAATTGTTCCATTGCAATATTACGACACAGATCAGCTAACCACATGTCAACAATCTGCTCATCAACTGCTGCTTCGTAGCCTGCCTCTTTCAGTTCCTCGACAAACAGCTCATTCCAATCCAGCTCTAATTCACCGTGGTTTGGTTTTTCACTGTCGGGTTTGATGTTAATTATGGATACCCATGACTCCTTGTTAAGTGTTGCTGTGCCCTTGGCATGATCATTATCGCTTATCTTGCCTTCGGCGTGATCTAATCGCAATATTTCCCGTGTCTTGTCAGGGTCGTCCAGGTGATTCTCGGCATATTTGCGATCGTACTCGGCACGACTAATAACAGAATGATTTAGATCTACTTCCAAAAGCATCATTTCTAGTTCATCTTCGCCGCCGGCATCGATTACGACGAGCTGCCTATCGAGGTCAATTCCCTTTAGTTCGTATTCTGCTTGGGCTCGTTTTCGTGTTTTTCCCTTTAGGCCCCAGTGTCCGGGCATCCAGCCAAATGGTATAAATGGTTTACTCATTGCTTTCTCCTTATTCTTGCCTTTCTTCAATTCTTCAAAAATTGCTATTTCTTCTGGAAACAGGCCGTCATACTCTTGCATTATTTTTTCATTCTCCGCTTCCTTGCGCTGGCTTTATGCCTGCGTCTGCGTTTAATTTCGGCTAACTTGCAGTTTATCCAACTTATCATTTTTCTGTCGTCGGCTAATATAGCCACGGTAAGTTCTGCTTTTAATAGCTTGGAACTTCTTGCTAGTTTATTTAGCCGACGTTGGCGTGCCGATGACAACTTAACTAAACTTAGATGAGTATGTGCTGTTGAGCATTCTTGCAGATACGGCCCAATCCCAAGTGTCCTCAACAAACCGTTCGTACTCATCTGTGCCAATTTCGATGATGTTATCTTGAGACATATGCAACATGTTTATGTATTTGTCGTAGTTTGCTTCATTGAGAATCGGCGGGCGGAACATAATCATATAATTATCATCCCGAATTGTGCCCTGCACTGCATCGACTGTTAGTTTGTCTAGTGCCTCTTCGAGGTCATCGAAATAAACCGACTTTGCTTTTTTGAAATCTTCTACGTGTGCCTTCTTGTTCTCTCTTAGGCTATCGATAAGTTCAGATACCTTTACTTTAATTTTCATATCTAGCATTTTGTTCTCCTATATTAGAACGTTGTGTGTGCCATATTTCAGTCTTATAAGAACCATGCATTCATCGTCTATAATAACTGTTTCATTGTCTTTTATTGCTATACCCGGTATACTAGACAGCACATCTTTTAATTCACCGGACCGTTCGTCATCATCGTGGTGCCACGATTCTACCTCGTATGTGTGCTCTGTTATCTTGTAGAGATTTATCCATTCGCCTAACTTAATGTGTACTCGGAGAAACCAATCGGCCTCATCTATAAACAGTTTAAGTTCCGACACGATTTCCCCATAGGTAACAATGCAACCGTCCGCTCACATTAAAACCACGCGCAATTGCCTCGGTTGCTATACGTGCGGTTTGTTCTGATTCCTGCGATTCCTTTGTGGCACCAACAGGCATAATAAACACTGGCCAGTAGCATTCTGCTTCTCTAAATTCGGCTACTGCCTTGTCAACTTCGTACCAAGTACGGTTATCACCATCCACCACGAACTTTAATTGTCCACGGTCACTGAGATCTGCATAGCTTGCTACAATCTCTGGTTTAATGGCATCATTCCATTTTTCACCACTGGCGCGCAACTTAGGACTAACACTCCAAAACCACTCCGGTACACCACGCTCATCATCTATATAACCATCAAAGTCCGACGTCATATAAAACAACCGCATGAAGTCTTCGAACACATCTTTTACTTCCTGTGTGCCGTTTGTCTCTACTGTTACAAAGCGTGGTGCATTGTCCCTTGCTTTTAGTTCAGTTAAAATAGCGACCATTGCCGCCTGGGACATCATTGGCTCTCCGCCGGTAATGGCAAAGTGCGTTTCTTGTTTGGATTTATCGTGGAGGAATTTTGAATTCACATTATGTGGTGAGCGCAACACGCCCTCAATGTTATCTACAATCGTAGACACCGGATCGAGATGTGCAAGGTGTCTATATTGTTTTGCCCATGTGTAACTAGAATCACAGCCATAATCCCACACTGGCAAGTCTTCCATTGCGATTACATCTTTGGGGTTAAAATTTTCGTAAGGGAGAACCCATGTTGTTGGGTCATCTACATTATCCTGACCAAAGCCCTTGCACTCTAGGTTACATCCCCAGAGTCTTAGCCATGCTGTTGGGACACCGCAATAATTTCCTTCGCCCTGGATCGAACTAAAAATCTCACTGTAACGATACTTCTTTTCCTTAGCCACTATTGTATCTCCACTAACATACTAATAATAAGTTTATCATCTTCACCAACTCTGCCCACTGTAACATCGGGTCGGATGATTGCTTTCACAACAGTTTCATTCTCACCCATCATTTTCAACCAAACATCTGTTTGTCCGAATGTAGTTACAAGAGCCTTGAATGCTTCATCTCGGCTTGTGACATCAACCGGATCAAACCTGCTTTTATTACTGGTCGCAAAAAATGCAGGATTCAGTCCCTTAACATGTACTGTTAAAAGGTTACCATCTAATGTGGGTATTAGTTTAGACTGGTTCAAAGGACGTAATCCCCGCAATTCTCCTGCAAGCTGTCTTGCAGTGTTTTCGGGTGTCTGGTCATATTTAAATTCTATCATTTTATTTCCCTTAGCCATGGTAGTTTTCGTTGGTATGTCCTAAATGACTTGCCCACTAGCACATATTTTGTAATGTTTTCGTCTGCATGTTCGGCAACTAACTCCATCCACTCTCCGTTGCCTGCCGGTGCATCGTATTCATCTGGCACAGTAGCACCATAGGTTCTGTGTTGCCACTCCCTGTGTTCGGTGATATACTCTTGTCGTTGGGATTCGTTAAAATGAACGGAAATTCCATCGGGTCGTTGTCCCCAGCCACTTTCGTATTCTGTCCATCGTTGTATTAATACTAACATTCATTTCTCCAGCTTCTCAATGATTGTACAGCATTCTTTCTCATATGTCAAGTCCTCTATTGTTAACGAACCGTTCTCTTCAGCAAGGAGTATTAGGTCATCAAGTATAGAATTTTGTATTATGTGTCGTGCATCAGCTGTCACTCCACAGCTTTCTGTAAATCCATATTGTAACACTGATCCAAATGCTCGAGCAGCTTTGTCTATATGTATACCATTTGGCCAGTTGACAGTGCCATCTCTTTCTAAGGACACTATCGGGATATTGTTCTCTAAGAATGTGACAATAGAATGATCAGTGTTGTTGTTTATCATTAAACTGACATCGTTCTCATTAACGTAATTGAACACTGTGGTTTCTTCTAAATGGAGTTCATCATCTTTCATCCTGAACACCTTCTGATTTTTTATAGTTTCCCATATGCGGTATAACATGCCTTACTCCTCCTGTGGGATCATCCATGTCTCCGTTTCTTCTTGGTATCATGTGGACATGGGGCCACTGAACTGTTTGTCCTGCTGCTGGTCCACTATTGAATCCAACATTGAATGCATCTATCTCACCATTTGCTACAAGTTTTTCACCGTAACGATATGCGCCAGTGAAACATGCAGTTATACAAGTGTCGCTATTCACAGAAGGAACAAACAACAAATGTCCTTCTGTGACAGGGAACCCATCTTTGTATATATGATATTCGTCACAACGGAATAAATGTTCCGTCCACGGAAAATCTCTTTCTCTAAATTTTTGTATCATCTATGTCTCCCAGGGATAAACTTGCCAGGTTTCATCCTCTATTATGTCTGCATAGTAGTCAGGTTCAAACTTGCAGTCGTGTCGTTTTTGCAATGCAGCAAATTTTACATTGCTCCATTCCGAGTCAACAGGAAGGTGTTCTTTTATTTCTATAAATGTTTTTCCACTGTCGACTATGTCATCAATTATAAGTACCCGTCTGTATACAATATCTTCTGCAACTATTACACCGTTTTTCATACCATGGTCGTGCCTAGTTGACCAGTGTAATGATTGCATCGGTATCTCTAATTGGTGACTTAACATTACGGCCGGCACCAATCCTCCACGAGCAACACCGATGATCAATTCTGGTTTGAATTGGTCAACTACCATTGCCCTTGCTAAATCCCATACCCACGCCTGAATGTGATGATATTGCAGACTTGTTTTATTTTGCATTATGGATTTCCCAGTTCCATGCATGTGTAACCATATCAGCTATGTCATACTTGGGTACCCATCCTAGTACATCCTTTGCCTTTGTAATATCAGCAACAAGACACGGAACATCGCCGGGGCGTTTATCGGCAAATATTATTTCCGGATCAGCGTCTAAATAATACGAACATGCTGTTATCACATCCGATACACTGTATCCGCGACCTCCACCTATATTAAGTATGTGGTTGTCTCCGTTTGCGTCTAGGTGTTCTAGTGCAAGAATGTTTGCTCTAGCAATATCATGAACGTGTGTGTAATCTCGTACACAGGTACCATCCGGTGTATCGTAATCTTTTCCGTATATTGATACTGGTTTGCCATTGTTTATTGCTTTGCACAATATCGGAATAAGGTGGGTTGCAGGGTCTTGAAAATACCCTTGTCCCTTATCCGGATCGGCTCCACCTGCATTGAAGTAACGAAGTGCAAGATAGTTAATGCCCTTTGTCTTTGCATAGTCCTCTAGCATCAGTTCTCCGATTACCTTTGTTGATGCATATGGGTTCTGAGGAGTTGTTCTATCGGACTCGGAAAATCCCAAACCGTTCATCTCAGTTGTGCCATACACACTAGAACTACTTGCAAAAACAATGTTCTTGATATCTCTGGCATTCATCTCTTCAAGGAAGTCCAGCATCTTCACTACGTTAGTATCATAATATCTAAGGGGGTCTGTCATGCTATATGTTACGTTGTGTTCTGCTGCAAGGTGTATAACTGCATCAAAATCCAATAGAGGAATTTCTGTGAACTCTCCCTGGAAAATGCGATTTGCCGGCAACAAATCATATATCCACGGCTTAATAACACGATCAACGACACAGGGATCATATCCTGCTTTGAGAAGTTCTGATACTGTTTGGCCGCCGATGAAACCGCTTCCGCCTGTTACTAATATTTTTTTCATTTACGTTTCCTCGATTAATTTCTTTAGAATCTCATATTCATCCCAGGCGCGTTGTAACGTAGGATTGTCTTTTCGAAGTGCCTGTTCTCGGGCCTCTCTGCCCCACTGATCTGGAACCTCACGGTAATCCGGATCATTGTTTTCTATAATCGCCCGGGCCAATTCTAAACCATTGTACATGCCGTGCATGTATTCGTCATAGTCCCAATTACCAGAGTCGCCGTGTATACCTATTATCTCGTGTAGCTTATCCAGACTCATTAACAAGTTTCTCAACTAGCTTGTAATGGTCATATGCTTCTTGCAAAGCAGGATACTTCTTTAAGAGATCAGAGTCTGGACCGTCTATAATACACAGTCGTTTTTCAATTGTGTCCAGTCTCTCTTCCACTACTGTAGAAGGAGACACCCATACGCCGTCCGAGGCCCCGATCTGCGCAGTTGAGGCCCAGCCTTCTACAGTAAAGTCTTGTTCCTCGCCTATAGTAAACGTGCTCCAGCCTTTATTATCAGTCGGCATTTTTAGACTCTTGAATTTCCTGGCGGCGAGACTTACATGATTTTGTAATCTCCATTAGGGCCTTACGTGCTCTAGTGCCTGCTGCCTTGTTACCTTTCTCGTCGAACTTTGAGCTTTCATCCATGTACTCATCAAAGAGTCTTATTAGTTTAGCGTGATTTGATTCCATTGTCGTTTCCTTTTGCAGTTATTAAAGTGCCATCGATGCATTGTTAGTTTGCCACCTTTCGTATGACAAAACGGGCATTCTACGACACGTTGTTGTTTGCCTTTCCTAGAGGCACTCATCTTGGCTTTAGTTGTATCAGATGCTTTCCTGCCTGTAGCAGCAACACTCATACTAGCCCTATGTTCTTTTGATTTCGGTCTGCCTTTAGAAGCAGCACTCATTCTCGCCTTTGTTGCTATAGTATGTAGGCAACGTGTTTTTCCTTGTTTGGCTAAACTCAAACTAGCCCTATGTTCTTTTGATTTCGGTCTGCCTTTAGAAGCAGCACTCATCTTTTTTCGTGATTCTTCTGAGGCTCTGCCGCCATATCCGCCTGTCTTTAGATTGTAGGTATCTGCCCGGTCTCTGAACTCTTTATTTACAATATTCTTCTCTGATAAAAACATATCATCTGCATTATCGTGGTGCTCTAAAATACGGAACGAAAAGGCATCTTTGCCGTATATAATTATGTCGCGTTTTAAATTAGTGCCAGAACCTAAGTAACCATCATCTAAATTATCAGTCGAGTGTGCACCAATATAAATTTTCCCCGAATCCGTATGTGTTGTTTTGTAAATCAAATTATAAATCATTTATAGTTTTATTTCTTTCTTTTCTTTAATTTTTTAAACTTGTTACTATACATAGATTTCTTAACTGGACTTAGTTTATCGTAAAAAGTAATTCCAGATAAGTGATCTAATTCGTGTTGAAGACATACTGCATCTACACCATTTGCAATTACAGAAAATGTCTTACCTGTTTTGTCTTGGGCCTCTACTCCTACTGTCTCGTAACGAGTCATGTTAATGTATACACCGGGAAAACTAAGGCATCCTTCTTTGTACATTTGTCGTCCATCCGACATCGTTATGCGCGGATTGATAAATTCTTGATTTAGTGTGCCGCCACTCGATGTTGTGTCGATTACAACCACCTGCTTTAACACACCTACTTGATTCGCAGCCAGTCCTAACCCGTTGTTTGCATACAGTGTGGTAAACATATTCTCTACCAAGTTCGACATTTTTTGTCCGAAATCAGTTACAGGTTGAGTTTGTATATTTAAATCATTGTTGGGCCATATTAATATATCCATTCGAGTCTTGCTCCGTTTTCGTCGTCTTCGCTAACTTCTATAACCACATCTCTATTCTCATATCCGTTTGCGTCTATGTATTCGTATAAATCTTCTGCCATCATTTCACACGATTTGTTATCTAATTGCAAAATAGAATCTGTATACAAACTCTCTAGCTCGCGCTTGAATAGTATAAACTCTATGTCTCTGTCACTGTGAAACACTTCAAGTTGAACCTTAAAATGAAACAAGTGACGATGAGGATATCGTAAAAATTCTACATCATCTGGTGCTGTTGGATATTGGTGTATACCTTCTTTCTGAAATGTAACATATATGTATTTCTTAGGGTCCACTTAATTTCCTCTTCGCTGGCGGCTTCGCTGGCGGCGGTGGCCTATTGAGTTTTACTGGGTTAATTTTGAAATTTTGAAAATGCTGTTTCATTCTTTTGTTTCTAGTGTTGTCGACTAATTCGTTGTCATTGAAGGTTTTTGAAATTAAGTCTAGCTCTTCACAATAAACAGCATTTCCGATATATGTTTCTTCCGCACCGAAATCACCAGAATAAGACGATATCTCTTTCTTTCTGCCTATTGTTTCTAACCACACCCGCTTAGTAGACCCATCTGACATGAGCACCTTAACAGGATACCAAGCAAACCACTTGTGCCATTTGCATTGTTTCTCTACTTTGGCATCCCATTTTTCAGCTGTTGTTTTATGATTCCACTTCATGTTAATCTCGTTTGGCGTTTTTCCTTAGGGCCTTGATATCGTCGTTTGACATTATAATCTGGTCGCCTGTGTATTCTCCCCAGGGAGTGTACCTGTTCCTATCTAATAAATCCTTTGCAGGAACACACCATACTCCGGTGTTTGTGCTTTTAAAATCAATGTCATCGATCTTTACAACAAGATTCTTACTAAAAGTTTCTACATAGGCAATTTCACAGCTTGCCATTGGTATAAAATATAAATGGCTTGCAACACTTGTATCTAACAATTCAGTCACGTATGTGTGTGCTTCGACTGGATAATCTAGTGTTACCCTGTATCCAGCGGTTATTAGTTCTGGAATAATATCATTCCATGCTTTGTTTCTTTGAAATGATTTGTTTGCACCTAAGTATATGTGCTTACAATTGTGTTCTTTTGCTAACTGCAATGTCAGTGCGACACTACGTATACCAATTACAAACAAGGTCTTCATTCCTTGTGCTGGTGTTGTTTCTACTTCGGGCCCTATAAAAAATACAGCCTCGTCGTGTCCTTCTCTGTCCATTACTTTCCTCCAGGAAATTTATCTTGTAAAACTTTAACACAGTCTTTAACTGCAATTCCATTTATATAACAGTCTAATGCGTATCGTCTCGATATGCCACCGACTGTCTCATACGTTACTTGTGCTGCTTCGGCTTCTTTAATCCATTTATCTCCGCCCAGTTTCTTGCGGACATCTGCTAGATATTTCTCTGCTTTCTTTGTATCAATCATTTCCATTTCTCCTTAGTCAGGTACTGCCTGTAACTTAGTGTGTTACGTTCCCATTGTTCATCGTCACCTAACATAATATCAACTGTCCGATCGATGGTTCCATCTTGCCAATCACTTATCTTGCCAATTGAGTACGGGTGCATTGCATCGTTATCTATTGCAGACATAATTGCTGTTATCTTATGTATGACATCCTCGGTACTCCATGGTATATACATGTGGTTGTGGTTGTTAGCAAACACTTCCGGGAAGCTTCGATATGCAGGATACAGTGTTACTGTACCGAGTGTGTCGGCCTCGCTAACTGTGTTTGAAACCCAGTCTTGCAAGGCACAGTTAAATAGTATCTTACTGTTTGCCAGTAGAGCATAGTATTCGTTCTTGCTCAGTCCGGTGTATACTTTAAAATTGGCCGTGTTGTTTCTTTCTAGAAATCTTGCCCTTTCGACATATTCTTGTTTGTTGCTTTTTAATTCAGGGTGTCCACAGAAGATAGAAAATTCTACAGTTGGATCTATGCTGTGATATGCCTCAGCTATGTCCATATAAAAATGTGGGAGCTTCTCATCGTCCCAACGTGCTGCAAACCCTACACGATTGTCTCGACGATACAATGACTTTATCAAAGGAACCCTAGACAACACTTCGTCTTTACCAAACGGTAAACCCGACACATATATAGGAGCAGTGAATCCGGCAATTCTCAAATTCGCTACCATTTCCTCACTTGCAACAATTAGTCCAGTAACAAAGTTATCAGCCATTAATTCAAAGTGTCGCATCCACTTAAACATGCCCTCTCTGTTAACAAAATCGTCGGGGTCGATTGTCTGTGCCAAGCACCTAACAAATACCTTCGGTTGGTATTCCTCTGGTGATTGGTCTAGTATATACGGAAGT